ACTGCATCAACAATAGAACCTAATTTATCAATTACATTAGCAGCAGTTACAGCAGCGTGTGATGCTACATCAATAACATCAGAATCAGCTAAAGCTAAAGTTACTAAACCATCAAATTCACCAGCGTTTGCATCAACACCTTCCCAAATGTTTTGCTCAGTTTTTTCAGCTACTAAACCAGCTACGTGGCCAATAATGAAATCTGAAAATTTAGGTGGCATTTTATCAAATGCAGAATAACCCATTTGAGCCGCTTCCCAATCCGATTGGAAATCTTGCTTACAAAATTCCATATTTACTTGGTACTCAGAGGGTTGGAGTATTCTTTCAGTTAATGTTACTTGGTCAGCAGTTCCAGAAAAATCACAAGCAGCATCACCTATAATAGATGAGCCAGTTGCAACTTTCTTCATTGTTGACTTGTATTTGATATTAGGCATAACTTCTATTCCGCCTTTATCAATTGTGTTAGCACTTAAAAGAGCTGCAGAGATATATTTACCTGCAAACTCACCAGCATAGGTGCTTGTAATTGGTGTATTTAAACTATTCGCCATTTTATTTTATTTAATTATTGTTAAAAATTTTATCAAAAACCCTGTCTTTTGTTGTTTGTGTTCTATTGCTTGCAATATGAAAATTCACTTTATTATCAACTTCAGCTTCAGGATTATGTTTTACAGGTTCAGGAGCAACAGCAGAAAGTTCTTCTTTTTCTTCTATTACTTCTTCCTTCATTTCTTCTTTGTCACCAAGTTTTTCGTCAATCATTGCTTTAATTTCTTCAACAGCAGATGTAAACTCTTCTTTAGTAACATAGTTCATTTCTTCTTTTTTTTCTTCCTCTAATTCAGTTTCTACTTCTTCATTAGATTCTTCAGATAATTCTTCTTCTTCAACTGCTTCTTCAGCAGCTTCTTTAATACTGTCAATTAAACCTTCTTCAGTTACAACTAAAATTTTGCCTTCTTCTAATTCATATTCACCAACTGGTAAAGCAACTTGCTCATCTTCAGTTTTAATAAATACAGATTGTCCAGCTTCAAAAGATTCTGCAACTAATACAGTTCCGTTTTCTAATGTAATTTCAGCCATTTCTATTTTTTCTTCAGAAAGTTCAACTTTTTCACCAACAATATTTTTTATTTTGTTTAGTATTTCGTTTGCTTTCATAATTTGAGTATATACCTATAAACGTTTGAAAACCTTTACTGTTATATTTTTTTACAACTTTATTTTAATTACTGCCAGTAATAGAACCTATACCTTGTGCTTGTAGTGAGCCATCACAACACTTTCTACTATATCTTTTACCATCAGGACACAAACAACCTCTATTGGTGTTTTTAGGTGATGTTCTACTTGGTGTTACAAATTTTTTACTTTTCATATTATTTATTTTATAGGTACACAATTAGGTACTTTTTTACCATCTTTAATTTTCATACCATACTGCTCATAGCCAGCTTGGCAAGGTTTTTTCATTTGTGTGTGTTCTTCACAAGGCATATACCATTCTTTACCTTCAAATTCGTGAACGTGAAAACCTTCACAACCTATATTTTTAGCCATCTCCTCAGCTTTTTCTTGTGAGTTATAAGCTAATCTATCATCTATTATTGCAAAACTATCATCTACTACCATAGAAGCTAAATTAATTTCACCAAGTTCTTTTAATTTGCTTTCACTCCATCTTAAACCTGCTTTACCACCCCATAATAAATAACTAATTGTACCACACGCTTTTGTATCTCCTTCATCATAATATTCTTGCGCTCTGCTTAAATAGCTGTACATCCTTTTTAAAGTTTGTAAACTAATGTTTTCTTTTTGTGCTAATTGTTGCGCTCTTATTTTACCAACTTGTGTTGCACATTTATTGTTTACTTTTTCGTTTAGTTCTATACCACGTTTTGCATTATTACTAACCGCTTGTGGATAATCATTGTAAGTTTCTAATTCTATCTTTTTACCAGATTTAGTTCTTTTATCTTTTTTAATTAGTGCCTTAATATTACTAAGCATATATTCAGCTTCTTCTTCTTCAATAGCTGCCATCTCTGCTTTTGTGTCTGGTTTTTTAATTTGTGCTTTATCAGCAAAATAACCTTCAATACTAAAACCTTTTACTTTACCAGTTTTTACATAATCAGTCCAAATTTCATCATTTTCTACTTTCATTGAAATCATCCAAGTACCTTCTGGCATTTCTAAACCATACTTTGCTGATTTATCCATTTTAGTATCTTCTACAATCCACGATTCAACAACAGTTAAACCATTTACACTCATTTGGTGTTCTAAGGTTGCATTGTTTTGATTGCTGTTCTGAAAAAATAATTCGCTTGCTCTTCTTACTGTATCCTTAGAAAAGTAAACATAAAACATAGTATCGTTTCTCTTTCTAAATATTGGTTTATTTGGTATAAGTGCTGCACCAAGAAGAAGTTTTTTCTCTTCATCTATTTTTGCAAGTTGTATTTCTTCGCTTGCTAATGCTATAAAATCTGATTCAATAGCTGGATTCTCTACGATGCTAACCGCATCTATTCCAACCATCTCTTCATTTTCTTCATCTAATATTAATTCTATTATATCCATTGTATTTTATTTTAAAAAGTTGCTTGTTGTATTGTATTGTTTTGTAATTGTTGCGCTGTAGTTACATCTCCAGCTACTACAAATGCTTGTGTTGGCGGTTGTTGTCCTAATGCTCCAGCAATTTGATTAAAACCACTTTGTCCTACTACATTAAAACTTGGTGCTTGTGTTGCAGATGCTCCACCGCCACCACCAGAAGTTACAGGACTTGGACTTGTTGAACCACCACCATCAAATTTTTGGTCTTTAATTTGTTTTACTTGTGCTAATCCAGCAGTAACAGCAGCAGCAGAAGCAGCAAAACCTAAAGCTGGTCCAACTACAGGAATACCAGATAAAGATTTGTAAGAATCAATTGCAGATTGTGCTGTGCTTATTAATGTTTGAGCTATAGATACTGCTTTTTGTATCTCAAATGCTTTCTTTTGTTCTTTTTCACTTTCACCAGCAAACAATGCACTTATATTAGCAATTGTTTCTAAAGTGTTCATTACACCCTGAACTTTCTGGTCATTTAGTTGTTTTTCATTAGCTGCTAACTTTTCATTATCAGCATTTATTTTAGCATTAGTTTCATTTCTATATTTTTCTTCTATTGCTGCTGAATCTTTAAAAAACTTATCAGTTAAAGCCAACTCAAGTTCATTGTTACCTTCAGCTAATAACATTTTAGCATCAAACTGTTGTTGTAGTTCAAATAGCTCTTGTTCTTGTGCTGTGTTTCTTAGTTTTTGCAACATATTCCATTGTTGCTCCTCTCTTACTAATTCCTCTTGTTCTGCTTTTTCTTCTGCTGCTTTTTTAATTGCAAGTGCTTTTTTATCTGCTTCAAGTGCTTCTTGTTTTCTTTTAGCTTCTTCATCAGCAATTTTTTTCTTTTCGTTAGCAATTCTTTTTTCTTCTGCTAAGATTTGTTTATTAAGAGTATTTAATTCTCTTTGTGTAGTTCTTTGTTGGTTTGCTCTTACTGCTGCTATTCTGTTGACTGCTGCTATTGCTTCTGCTTCTTTGTCAAGGTTTTCTATATTACTTCTTGCAAATGTGTTTTCTTCAACTTGTGCATCTCTTCTTAATTTTAAAACTGCTGTTTCTTTTTGAAGTAGTTGGTCTTCTAATTTCTGTGCATCTAATAAAGCTTGCTTTCTTTCTTCTGCATTAAATTCTTCTTCTTGTCTTGATTTTAACCTTAAATTAGCAATCTCACTTTCTAATTTAGAACGTTCAACTAATAATTCTCTTTCAAGTTTTGCAGCTTTGGCTCTCATATCAGCTACACCTGCTGCTTTTTTTGCTTCTTCAATATTTTCAGCAATAAAATCTTTTGTTGCTGCTGTTGCTGCTTGTATTTTTTCTGTAACATTTTCAACACCTAAAGCAACTTTACCAACTGCATTAGCTGCTACTTTTCCAGCTTCAGAAAATTCACCTTCAAAAACTAATTGTACTGCTTTACCAAGTTGTGGGATTAATTCCATTAAACCTGTAATTCTATTAACTACTTGGTTTTTTAATAAGTTAACAAATGAATTTAATGCTTCTCTTGGATTCTCAAATGCTGCAATTATAGCTTCACCTAAATCTGCAAACAGATCTAAAACATTATCTACTACAGTACCAAGAACTTTTAAAATTTTACTAAACTTATTTGCTCCTTCTTCACTATCTGTAAATGCAGACATTAATGAAGTAACCACAACTACTAAAGCACCTATACCTGTAGCAATTATTGCACCTTTTAATGTTTTAAAACCTTTAACTACTCCTTTAAGAGCTCCAATAGAACCTTTGAAACCACTAATTAATCCTCCTGTGGCTTTGTCAGCCATATTTTGAACACCAGATAAATCAGTTTCTGTTTTTTCAAGATTTTTATTTAAATCTTTTACATTTTTTTGAGCATCTTTAGTGTCTGCCTTAACTGTTACAATTACTTCTTTACTCATCTTCTTAATCTTATTTGGTTAAATGCTTCTTTTATAGTCATAGGTACTTTATTAATGCCTAATGCTATCTTTATATGTTTATCATATAATTTATTCTCTTTACAAAATTCTAATGCTTCTAATATTGTTTTCAACTTGGTTCGTTTAATAGTTCAAAATTGGTTTCTCCTGATTGTAGCTTTGTGGACATTTTATTTATTGTGTAAGCTCTTGTGCCAACAACAATTAAATCATCTAATGTTAGATTTAATAATACTTTTAAAGGCAATACAGCAGAGAACTTAAATATCCTTGTTCTTTTGTTAAATACTCTTGTTATGTAATTTTGATAATACAATTGAAATAAGCTATTA